CACTTCGGTTTGTCAGTGATAGTGACCAAGGAAGATATAGAAAGAGCTCTTGAGTCTTTCAATGGCGGAGAATTAGTCGTACCTGACGACTTAGTCTTAACTGTTGAGGGACCTGAAGTTGCAGAGGAGTATCGTAGAATGCGCATTGAGATGCCATTCGACGGTCCAAATCTAGCAGGAGTTATTCCTATACCCCCTGAAGAGACTGTTTTCCAAATTCGTAAATCGAAATTATCGAAATCAGTCTTATCAGATAATCTTCCTGTGGAAGCAAAGAAATGCATGCCTCTGTTATCACCAACGGACCCGCGTTTAGGAGAACACGTGGGAGAAGATCCGTTGATAAACATGATCAATGATACCCTTTCAATTGATCATGTGAAATTGGAACCTGACCAGTTACAATTAATTGATGAGATAACAGAGGAGGCCCTAAAAGATTGGGAAGACAATCTTATTTGGCCGATTGGCAAAAGACAACTAACTTTTGAAGAGGCACTAGCTGGAATACCTGGAAAGCTATGCTCTATGAAAGTTGCCACATCTCCTGGATACCCTTTGTGCAAGGTGTCCAAGAAGAAAGGGAAGAAGGACTTTTTCTGGTTCAATCAGAATGGTGATTTGGAATACTGTCCAGAATTCCGGAAACGAGTTGAGGATACAAAAGCCCAACTTGAAAAAGGAATTTTTGACGATAGCCGATTTATCGCCTTTCTGAAAGACGAAGTTGTAAGTCCTTCAAAGATTAGTGAACGCAGATGTAGAGTTATCTACTGTGGTGATCTTCTTCTCAATGTTGCATACCGTATGATATATGGTTCCTTCATTATTGCTTTTAACATGTCTAATGCAACGACATGTTCATCAGTAGGAATGAACCAATATTCACACGACATGCATAAAATTTATGATTATTTGCGCGAAGTTGGAAACAGTTTCGTTGCAGGTGATTATAAGAATTTTGACAAGAGAGGCCACCCGGATATCTTTAAAGCTGCTTATTACATAACGTCGAGATTGACTGAAGGTTTAACGACTCCTGAAG